TGTCTTGATTATCTTTATTTAACCAATAACTAATTAAAATCGCCACAATTATCATCATTAAGTACATCATATTTTTATCTCCTGTTATTTGTTTTTCTCGTTAAAAGTAAGTTAAATTAAGAACCTATTACCACCCTCTATTTTCAAGTTCATCTTCTAGTTTTTCAATTTCATCTAGATCATTAAAATTAATTAAACCGAAAATATCATTATTCTTTTTTTTCAATTCTTGAATTCTATCTTGAATTTCAAAATCTAACATTTCACTTATTTTTTTCATTTTTTGCCCTTCCCTATTTTGAGACTCTGTCTCATTTAGATGTTCGTTATTTTTTCTTTCTTTATTCATGTAATAATTTACATAATCTGCAAAGACTTTCAAAGCATTATTTACAATTAAATCAAATTATTTTAAATTAATTACATAAAATTACAATATTTATCAGTCACTCTTGATCTTACATTTTTTAAGATTAGTTTAAAACCCTAACAATATTTTACAATTATGCAAGGTTTTTTTTAGGTTTCAAATCTTTTTAATATGCAAGCTTTTTTATGTAACAATTGCAATAATGAGACTCAATCTCAATAAGCAAATGATATTGATTCTGAGACACAATCTCAATTAGAATCAGTAATATTTGTTAATGTTAATGAGACTCAGTCTCAATACCCATATAAGGGTACATCTTTTCTGTTTAGTGCTCAGATACCATTGCTCACAAATAGTGTATATTAAGTTTCAAAAAAAAATTCATGATAAGTTTGAATATAAGTTTAAGATTTACTATATTATTATATGAGTAAAGTGTCAGAATTAAAGAAAAAACCTGCTAAAACCCTCGCAATTGACTATTGTGCATATACAACCCTCACAAATAAAGAAATAGCTAATAAAGTGGGTGTTTCTGTAGAGTCTGTAAATAAGTGGAGGCAAGATCCTAATTTCATAGATGCTGTGTATGATAAGTATATGTTAAAGTTTGGTTTAGAGCTTCCTAATATCTTAGATGCTGTGGTTCGTGAGGCTGTTAGTGGTAATATGGTTGCTGCTCGATTGGCTTTAGAACATAGTGGTAAATTGGTTAAGAATATAAATATAACAGTTGATTCTCCATTTGAGAAGTTTTTAAAGGCTGTGCCTGATGCTGAAGAAGTAGAGGAAGGTGAAATAATAGATGTTGGTAGTTTTGAACATCTTCCTGAAAGAAAGCCACAAGAGGCTTCTAAGGTTTATAAGAAAAACCAGGTTGCTACTAAAGAGGCTATTAAGAAAGCTGAAAGAAATGCTAAACAAAAGGTTTGGTATCAATGGAGGCAAAGAGCTAAGAAGGTTGGAGTTGAACCTTTGACTTCTAAAAGACCTACTCCTGCTCAAAGACAAGCATGGGAAGCTAAAATTATAGAGGCTGAGAATGAAAATTAATGGTAAGTATCATACAGTAAATTGGAAAAGGTTTAGATTGTTTTGTGCTAAAGAAGCACCTAAAGGCTATAAATTCAAAAAGAATGAGATTAAGAATATGTATAAGGCTGTAGTAGGTTTAGGAAAGCACAAGAGAAGAAAGTATAAAAAAGAAAACTTAACTAATTCCCATTAGTCCTATTTCAGTAGTGCCCATCTCATAACAAATCTCATCATATATTTCTGGTGGTATCATAATTGGAATGTCTATATTTTCTTCTTCTAATAGTTGATCTATGTATTTATTAATCATTTTCTCAACCTTAGCATATAGTTTTAGCATTCTTTTATATTCTTCGTCTGTCATTATTTTGAAAACTTCCATTTAGATTCTATTGACTTACTAATTTCTTCTATTGTTTCATCTGTAAGTTTATCTAAATTGACATCTTCTAGTCCTATGTCAATAAATTCTCTTTTAGGCATATTATTGCTATCGTGCCATCCATCCTTCCATCCATTGTTATGTGTTAACCCATAATCCATCATATGAATACCTTCTTTTTTAACTTGCATACTGTCATATAATCTTCCTGTTTGTTTTAATGGTGTATCATCAGAAGTAGGAGATACAAGTCTTCCTTTTGGTGGGTCAGGAAACCAAATACCTCTTTGCCTATTAATTCTTCTTACATCTGATAATCTTCCTTGGTTCGGAGCACTATATTGACCATATCCATGATTATCAATTGTTTCTCTCATAGATTTTATAGCTTTTTTCCCTATTTTATCAAATATATTTTCAAAAGTTTTGTCTAATTTCTTAGCAGCCTTAGAAAAATCAAAATTAACTTTAGTTTTAACCTTCCACATCTTCTTTTTCCTCATATTGACCTGTTTCCATAGCCTGTAAGTGCTCATCTTCCATAGCTTTTCTGTTTTTTTCTATTATTTTCTCAGCTTGTGCCTTAGATAAGTCTTTATTATACTCCATTAATAGGTCTACTTCATCTAACATATGATGTTTTAGTCTATGTTCGTCTAATAATATCTGATCTTGTACTGTTTTTGGATATTCAGGCTCATTAAAGTCCAACATTAGCTTTTCAGGAAGGTTTATATTGTTATAAGCAGCAATTTCTCTTTCAATATAGTATAATTCATGCTCATACATCCTCCAAAGCTCAATATCGTCTTGATAATCCTCAAATCTCTCTAAATCTTTAATTTTTAGTGCAATTCCTGATGGAGTTTCGCCACCATCTTGTGCAAATTGTACATATAAGTGGTTGTTTTGTGCTACTAAGTCTACTTGGAACTTAATATTCTCAATAACTGACTCAATATTGCCTGCTGGCGACACAATTCCAAAAGTTGCACCTTCAGGTAGGTCAATTATCTGATCTGAGCCTGCTCTTTCGATTCTTTTATCAGAATCTACTCCTGTCATAAATGGCTGACCAAACATTTGGAATCTTAGCCCTAATTGCATCTCTGTCATAGCAATATTCACTTGTTCATTACAATCTACGATGTCATTAGCTCCATCTACAAAAAATTCGTCTATTTGTTCCTCTCTATGAGTAAATAAGAATGGTAAAACACCATATCCATGCTCATATTCGTGAATTATATTGCCTGTTTCGTCATAATGAACATAAATTGACTCATCCCAGTAAGCCCATTCGCATTTTTCTGTATTATTTATGTCTTCAGGTTGCATTAATAGTGGATACATGATAGCAGAAGGTGTAAATGGGTCTTTTAAATGCACATCAAAGTAATAAACAGGTCTATAGTCAAAAAATGGCATTCCATTTACTTCTTTATATATAATTTGTGTGGCAACAGTTCCCATTAAACGAGTCATTCTTTCTACATGCTTCATTCTAGCATCTTTTTTAATAGTCAGTAGATCATATTCATTGCTTACATTACGATTAGCACCTACTGTGTAGATTCTGCTCATTTTATTAATAAATCTTCTAGTGAAGTTTGCATTATAGCAAGGGATTTCTCTAAAAGCATCAGCAGCAAAATAGCTTTCTATATAGCTGTGTGTTCCATTTCCTCCATAATAGTCAAGCATTTTACGAACCCATTCTCTTCTATTTTTTTGGTTCATTAGTTTAGAATCAGATACTGATTGCTTTATAATCTCTTCTACTGTCATGTTTGTCATCTTGTCCTCACTTTAAATTCTCTTTGTTTAATTGGAAACTTATTTATAAAAAAATATCTTATCATGTCGCAACCATGGTCGTGAAAACCATCTTTTACAGGCTCAGGTTTTAAATCTGCACCTTCTTTTACTTCTGGATAACGATAATTCTCTAAATCTGTTATTATTCCTGTACATTTCTCATTTATATGAAAAAATCTTTCGCCTTGGGCATTTTCTATAAAACCTCTTACATGAGATATACCTGATGCTATACTTCTTGAGGCTTTATCTCTTTTAGTGTGAACATTTATACCATGTTTCTTAAAAATTTCTATATCTCCTAGTCCTGATTGCCCTTGTGCCTGCATACCAGCAGGGTCACCAAAATATTTAACGACATTATACCTTTTTGCCTTAATTTTTAAGGCTAACTCATCTGTTTTGACATTTGTCTTGTGTATTATTTCATCAATCATATTTATATGATAAAAACCACCAACTCTATATACTTGAAACCAACCAACTGCTGGCATTCTGTACCCAAAGTCTATAGAACAATAGGTAGGTAAGTTTGGATTATACTTATAGTTGCCTACATCTAATGTTCTTTCTATTGGATAAACTTTACCAGCAAATGAAGTAAATGCAGCGCCATATTCCTGTTCATATACTTCTTTAGCCATATTTCTTTTTCTTTCAAGAAGAAATTGGTCTTGTTTACCTTCAGGGAAGGCATAATGGTTATCCCAAGAGGGAGCTTGGTGAGATTCCCATAATTCATCGCTTTGCCCAAGGAGATACAAGTCATAAATCCAATTAAACCCTTCAGGTGTTGTGATAAAAATAGCCTTCCCTTTTCGGTCAGACAAAGTGGGAGATAAATACATATCCCATATTTTACTTTTAACTTTGGCAGCCTCATCAATTATTAACAGATCTAATCCCTCTCCAACCAGAGAGTCTGGATTGTCTGCTGATTTAGCTTCAACTACTGTGTCCCATTTAAAATGAATAAATCTGTCTTTCTCTGAAGCCCTCTTTATATCATTCGGATGCCCAACTACCATCGTTTTCCATATCTCCCTGAACATAAGGTCTGCTTTATCATAAGATAAGCCAACCAGCCATATCCTTTTATTGGGTTGAGAGGCATAAAATGTTGCCTCCATAGCAGATGCAGTTGTTTTACCAAACCTTCTCCCACAAACCATGACAAAAAACCTTGCTGTATCTTTCGTAGGAAAATGCATTTTGTTTTGCCCTAAATGTGGTTTATAGTCCATGTAGTCAAACCACTTTTTCTTGTAATCTGTAAGTGAATTATCCAAAAATTTGCATTTTTACCTAATATTAATTTAAGTTATCTATTAGAATTATGCAAAATTATACATAATTCATTTATTTTAATACAAAATGGAGGGCAGTATGTCCGAAGAAAAAACACAAGCAACGACAGAAACAGTAAGTGAAAGTCCTG